AAGCCTATTGTAAAAGTAATTGTTGCCGTGCTTAACGGATTGCTCAAAGTTTTCAATGCGATACCGAAACCGATAAAGACATTTTTTGCAGCTCTTATCACTGCGTTTGGCGCAATATTGGCAGTATCCGGCGGCGCGCTTCTTTTAAAAGGTGTTATTTCATTAGTTTTAATCGTGGTTAAAGCGCTTGGCGTCACTCTAGGTGGATTAATAGCGGCAGCCTGGCCTGTGGTATTAGCAATCGCCGCTCTTATCGCCGTTATCCAAACATTTAAAATAGCTTACGAACGCAACCTTGGTGGATTTGCGGATTTTGTTAAAAAAACTTATGAAAAAGTTAAGTTGTTTTGGAATGCATTGGGGCAGCTTTTTAGCCAGGGTGGTTTTTCAGGCAAGGTTAAAGATGAGCTGTTAAATGCCGAAAACCAAGGCCTTAAGCGTTTTGTAATTACAGTATGGCGAATTATCGAGCGTCTAAAAGATGCTTGGAGGGGTTTGAGTGAAGGTTTCACAGAGACACTTGATGAATTAAAGCCCACATTCAATTTATTTACAGAAGCTTTTAAAGAAATTGCAGATGAAGTTGGTAAGTTGTTTGGCGATCTTGGAGAAGCTGCAAGTGGATCGCGATTTGAAGGTTTAAAAACATTTCTCAAATATTTAGGCAAGGCGGCTGCAAAGTTTATTGGCTTCATTGCGATCATCATTACTTATGCTGCTAAGGTGGTTAGTGGGATTGTTGCTGGTTTTAGTGCTGTAAAAAGCACAATCGCTCCTTATATCGAAATACTAAAAAACGCTTTTGGAGATTTGGTTAAAATAATTCGCGGTTTGTTTGGAACAACGGACAAGGCTGGTAATAAAGTAAGCTCGCTAGGCGAGGTATTTCATTTTCTAGGCAAAATTCTCGGTGTGATCATTAGCTACATTATTAAAGCAATTCTCTTGGTTCTTACAGTAGTCATTCGCGTTGTGGGAGCTATCGTTTTTATTGGGGGAAAGATCTACCAATTCTTTCGCTGGATAATCTGTGGCATTATAGATATAGCGTCTTCAATTGGTGAAGCTGTATCTTCGGTTATTAATGTAATTTTTGATTTAATAAATTTGGTATGGCCTAAAATCGTTGGCTTTTTGAAAAACATCTTTAATTTCTATGCTTCTATCGTTAAAGGTATAAGAGATGCATTTTTGGGGATATGGGATTTTATTGTTGGGATAGTCAATAAGGTCGCGTCGACAATATCAAATGCACTTAGGCGAGCCATAGACTCTTTATTGGAGTTTGTTCGTAAAGTACTAAGAAAAATACCAGATACATTTCTACCAGAGAGCCTTATTAAATTTCGGGATGGCTCGATTTCTTCAGAGCATAAAGAAAAGCTTAGTATAGAAAGTGGCCAAAACGGTGCAATGCCTGCAGTAGCAGCTCAAAGCGCTAGTAAAAATAATTTTTCAGCTATGATGAGAGAATTTAGCGATATTGGTGCAAAATCAAAAGATAAAAAAGAACAAAACATCAACATTAAACTAGAGGTAGACGGCGAGACTTTGGCTAGTGCTACACACAAAGCCGGTGAAGAAAATGCTAATCGCTCACTTTCACCAGTGCCAACATATTAATGAATACAAATAGACAGATATCTAAAGCAATACAATTTGCGCCAAGGTGCACGCTATTTAATACGCATACTGGTGAGTGGATGGACTGCCTTTTAAATCCGACGCAACTAGCAGAAAAGATACAAGTCAATTATAGCAGAATTACAGTTCCCGGATTGGCAAACCAAATATTGCAATATCAATCCACCGCAAATAGGCAAATTCCAGGTGTTGAGTTTTACTTAGATAAGTATTTTGCTAATGAACAATCTAAATCAACAGATATTTTAGCATTTAGACGGTTTCTATTAGCGTTAACAGTACCACCAAGAGGGGGACAAGCACCTCCAGTGGCGCAAATAATATGGCCTTGTTTTTTTTCAGTAGACGTCGTTTTAAATAGCGTTGAATTCCGCTATCAAAAATTTAGCGTATCAGGTGATGTTTTAATCTACACAGCAAATTGTAGTTTTGAAGAAATTGTTGGGTATCAGGTTATTTTTGAATAATAAAAGGAAATTGTACAATGCCACCAACTGCAAACTCTAGATTTCTTTTTTGTCGTGGTGTGACAGATGAAGAAGGCAATAAATACCTAACTGACCGTGAACCATACGAGTACCATAGCCATAGTGATAATATGGTTCATATGGTTGTTGAGGGTGATAGCCTTTTTAGTCTAGCAGACAAATATTTTGCGCCACTTGAAAGGGCTTGCGGTTATTGGTGGGTGATTGCAGAATATCAGCCAGATCCAATATTAGATCCATCTCAAAAACTAGAAATTAATCGAAAATTAATAATTCCATCCTTAAGAATTTTGACTGACACAATCTTTTCGGAAAACCGGAGATCAAATTGAGTAAAAAATTCAATAAAAACGCCCCGGGTGTACGTGTCTGTGCCGTTGATAATGAAAAATCAGTAGATAGCGAGCCAATAGATCTAGACGGCCGTGTTATTGGTTTTTCCTTTGAAGATTCCGATAATAAAGTAGATAAAGTCAGTATTCAGTTAGATAACCACGATCTTAGTATGTTTGAACGCCCTGAATTTGTTGGTGGAAAAATGTTAGAAGTATCATGGGGCTATTGGGGCAACATGTCTCCACCGCGTAGAGTGACGCTTGATAAGATGAAGGGATTTACGACTCTTACCTTAGAAGGGCACGCAAATTCTTATTTAATGCATAAAAGGGCAAAAGCAAGGTGCTGGGAGAATAAAACTCGGTCTGAAATAGTAGAAGAAATAGCTAAAGAGCACGGATACGAAGGCCAGTTTTTACACGTTCAAAAAACCAATACTCGCTATGATGTAATTAATCAAACCGGCGAGACAGATGCTAGATTTTTACGAAGATTAGCTGCAAAAGAAAACTTTAGATTTTATGTCGATGATACCGGTTTTCACTGGCATGGAAGAAGGTTTGATACTGCGCCATTTCACATTTTTACTTGGCACAATAACCCTATAAGTAGAAATGTAATATCTATTAGTATTGAGTCAGATCTTACTAGGCGCGTAGGTGGCGTAACAGTAAAAAGTAGAAATCCGATTTACAAGCAAACAGTAGAGGAAAAAGCAAATAATGACACTGTAGATAGGCATACTCTTGGAGAAGTTATTGAGGTTATAGATAAAGATAAAAAGAATCAACGCACTCGTGATGACCTGTTAGTTGATTATGAAGATCCTTTATTGGGACAATCGATAGTTGGTGTAAGAGTTGGATATGAAGATCGCAAAAATGAAATGAGTGTTTTAGACGAACGAAATGCAATCGCTTTGCATTACGCTATGTATCCAGATAAAGGACAATCAAAAGCAAAGTTTATAAAAGCAGAACGTAAAACTGTAAAACTTAATATGACAGTGGTAGGAGATCCAACATTACAAGCAAAAAGTGTTGTAGTAGTGCTAGGCATCTCACCTGCTTTATCTGGAAAGTACTATGTTAAAAGCGTCAAGCATAATGTGTCTTCGTCTGGGTATACATGTCAAATGAAGCTTATCCGAGATGCAAAAGGAAGACTAGCAAGAAAAGCAAAACAGCAAGGTGGCAAAAGAAACACGGCGGCTACAGTAGAAAAAGACGAAATTCGCGAAGTTGAAAAGTATGGTAGCCGTGAAGACGGCTTTAACACTTGGACTGAGTTTTATCGTGGAGATAAAAGTGTAGGGCATCAAGACGGCATCACAGGACAAACGGTTATAGGAGATAATGGCCCGCGAGAATGGGAATTGGAAGTGGGATCATCTGAAAGTGAACAGTAGGTCATAGTAATGTACACACAATTCGACGATGACATTCAAAGTCAAGACACCCAATTACTAGGCATGTACATCGGCTATGTAGTTGATCGCGACGATCCCGAACAACTAGGCCGTGTGCGTTTTTGCATCCCTGGATTGATAGAACCTTACAGCGCTTGGGCTTGGCCTCTTGGTACATCTGGAGGTGGATCTAAAAACCGTGGTTTCTTTGCCGTGCCTGAAATCGGAGCAGAAGTAGCCGTGTTTTTTCATCAAGGATCAATTGAACATCCACATTATTTAAGCGCTCATTGGGGTAAGCCAGAAGGTGAAAGCGAAGTACCAGAAGAAGCACAGAAAAGCCCGCCGGATAATTGTGTAATAGCAACTGAAGGATTTCGAGTGGAAATGGATGAATCTGAAGGTAATAGAAAACTTCGTTTCGTTAACAAACGCAACGGTGATCTGATCGAGCTTGATGCTGAAAATAACACTATTACCATCCAAGGTACCACGGCCGTTACCATCAAAGCAGTTGGAGCGATAACTTTGGATGCTGCACAAATTAATATAGCCGGGCGGCCAGTGAGACCAATTAAGGACGCAATATGACCTTTGAATTTCCGTGTATAGAAATCCCTGCTATTCCTGACCCTCTAGAGCTTCAATTACCAGCTGGGATCTCAATAGAACACATCAATTTAATGGAGGTGATCCAACCCGCGCTTACTCCATTAATGCCAATGTTTAATATTATTGACGCCATAGTCGCGGTGTTCAATTGTGTTTCATCTATAACTGATCCTATCGCGCTTGCTCAATGCATCCCAGAATTAGCAAAAAAAGTAGATAAGCTCTTAAGGTTAATCCCTCAGCTATCTTTACCTTATACGCTAATCGGCATTTTGGATTTATTAATCGATACATTATCGCAAGTACGCGGCGAGCTTCTCCATCTACAACAACAGATGATTCAAATTACTGGGGTTATCGACCGAGCAACCGAGCTTGACGACGCAGCATTAATGTCAATTGCTAGTTGTGCCCAGGCTAACGTTGCTCAAGAAGCTGCAAACGTAGGTAAAGCACTCGCGTCATTGGGCAAATTAATAGGATTATTCAATGCTTTTTCGGGCATGATCGGCGGCCCAGAAATACCAGACCTTTCTGATGTAGCAGGCACGCCTTTAGACCAAGCAATCGAACCGATTGATAAAATTGTCGATGTACTTCAAGCAGCAAGAAAAGCGATTCCAATACCATGAGTCAAAATCTTTTGATCCCATTTAGAAGAAATCAGCGTTCAGACTTTGCTTATGGCAATGGCGAAAAACTTGTTGCATCTAAAATTCGTCAAATACTAGGCACTGAAGGCATATCTCCAAACTCAAGCGGTGAATTACCTTGGAGAACAGATTTTGGATCGCCAATTCATACATTGCTTCATCATAATAACGACCAGGTAACGGCCGAAATGGCACGAGGATATATAAAAGAAGCACTTAGAAAATGGTTGCCTGAAGTTGAGGTGACAAAAGTCGAAGCGACCAGAGAAGATGGATGTTTATATTTGACGATTAGATACACCTACAAAGAAACCGCCAATTCTTCAGAAGTAAGTGTCCCGCTAGAGGAGAAATAATTTTGTCTCTTTTACCCGTTAATCAAGATCTAACAAATTTGGATTTCGATAGTATAAGAAATCGCCTAATTGCACTCATTAAATCCGTCTATCCAGAGTGGAGTGATTTCGATACTGCAAGTTTTGGTAATTTACTTTTAGAAATGTATGCCTTTGTTGGTGATACAATTTCTTTTTACCTAAACAAGCAAGCTAGAGAATCCAGATTAGTCACAGCTACTCAACGTAAAAATGTAATTGCTTTAGCTCGTATGCTAGGTGCGAATTTACATGGTGCACAAGCAGCAACAGCAAGTGTTGAATTGACTTTGTCAAAACCGCCTGTCGCTAATGTAGTTATACCAGCTGGCACGATTGTTAGAACTAAAGAGATAACTGATCCGATTAAGATGCAGCTGGCCACAGATGCCACGTTTACAACTGTGCTAACTCAAGCGGTTGCGATTGCTGAGCACTCCAAAAGTCATAATGAGCTTTTTGACTCTAAAGGTTTGGCAAATTTAGATGTGCAATTGAATTACAAACCTTATTTGGATGGGTCTGTAATTGTGGCAGCTGGCAATGGTATATTTACAGAAGTCTCGAGCTTTTTGGGATCGACTGCCAATGATTTGCATTACACGGTTATTGTAGATCAAAACGACCGGGCGACTGTTCGATTTGGCAATGGCGCTAATGGCGCGATTCCAACCGGCACAATCCAAGTGGTTTATAAAACGGGCGGCGGTGAAAGTGGCAATATTGAAGCGGGCAGAATATCAGTTATAGAAGGTGCCTTTGTGGATGCACATGGCAATCCTGTGCAAGTTTCTGTTACAAACCCAGAACCATCTAGTGGTGGAGTTAATAGACAAACAATTCAATCTGCAAAATTGTTAATACCAGAAAGCTTAAGAGCAAACACGCGAACCGTGACTAGAGAAGATTTTGAAATTAACGCGCGAAATGTGCCTGGTGTTGCACGGGCATTGATGACCACAAGCAATGAAGATCCTGCCATCTCAGAAAACAGCGGCATTTTATATATCATCCCAAGTGGTGGTGGCAATCCAACACCTGCATTAAAAAATGTCGTATTAATAGAGGTAACCGAAAATAAACCATGTACTTTAACTTTTACTGTTAACGTACAAAATCCAGTATACAAAATCATTAATATCGAGGCGCGTGTGCATACCAGGCGGGGATACGACAAACAAACGGTAAGAGAATTAATTAAAAGCAATTTATCCGACTGGTTTAAAATCTCGAATGACGATGGCACGCCGAATAGTAATGTGGATTTTGGGTATAAATTAGAAGAAATTGCCTATTCTGACGTTTACAACATTATCCGCGATACAGATGGCGTAAGAAAAATTAGCGACAACTATGCCTCGTTAAAACTCAACAGCCTACCAGCTGACTTGAAACTTGGCGTTTCTGAATTCCCAGTACTGAGCACGGTCACTTTAATCGATTCTGAAACAGGGCAGTATTTATAATGATTACTAATCAAAATTTTACCGATCTAGGTCAATATCCAGGTGAAGCAGATAATTGGACTCTTTTTGCAATGGCCAACGCTGAAACCATAGCTGGATTTGGCCCAGCTCCTTTTTACGGTTTTGAAGATTTCGAAAAGTGGTTTGAGTTTAAATCCGCGTTTGAAGACGGCGAAACAGTTTTGATGCTTTTTGATTCCATTCGAGAAGCACTTGAGGATTTTGAGGAGAATTGGAATAACGAGCATTATTTAACCGAGTTTTCAGATGGTTATTTAGAAGCAGCTATATTTAGCACTGGCGAAATTGAAGATTATGAAACTAACTGGCTTAACGACGATTATCTTTTTAATTTAGTCAATTCAATTGCTGCTGTTTTCAATGGCAACGACCATGAAAATTTCACACCGGCTGAATACTTTTTCGAATGGGACTTGGTAAATACCGATATAGCAACGTTTGATGGCAACAACTCACCTGGCGACGGGTTTGAAGGCACCTGGACAGAAATCGATTCTTTTTAGTATCTTCAATTATCCATCCACAAACATCCATAAAAAAATAGGAGAAAATTAATATGGCTGAATCTGACTGGACCTATTTAAACGATGGGCTTGACGCCAATACAGTAAAGCGCGGAGTTACCGCTGGTATTGTTTCACCTGGCTATGGCGATTTTGTTTTTGCATTCAATTCGATGACACTGGCAGAAGGCGCGGTCACGTTATTTGTAAATCAACCCGATTTTACTGATATGCCACTAGGTGGATCGATCAGCGCGGCAATACAACGCGGTCCTGGTGGCGGCCCAACTGGTTTTGCACCTTTCATCTATCTTTGCTGCGGTGGGACTTCGGTAAATGACCAAGCTTATTTATTGGGATTATCAGATGAAGATCCTCACAGAATAACATTGCGCAAAGGCTCGATAGTAGCTGGCATACCAGATTCAGAAGGATCTGGCGCGTTAATTTCTTCTAGTGACAGTTTTTTGCAAGGGACTTATTTGCATTTGAGGCTAGAGGCGATTGTTAATAGCAACGGCGATGTTGTATTAAATGTTTTCCAAAACGATTTCGAAGCAAATCCTTTAGGTATTACTCCGCCTGATTGGCAGCCGATTTCAGGCATGCCAAGTTTTGTCGATGACACTACTGCAATCAATAGTGGATCAGCTCCTTTAACTTCTGGCCGAGCGGGTTTTGGATTTGCTGTTAAAGATGTCACTCGCCGCGCGTTCTTCGACCATATCGTAGTAGAAAGAAGAATTCCTTGAATTTAACTCCTTTTAATCACAACCTCGGTGTCACTCAAGGCCGCATAGAAACCGACAACGATCAAACCGTTTTTGTTTTAGGCAGTATCAAGCCAGGTGACTATCACGAGCTAACCACAGATGACGGTTGCGTTATCACTCAAGACGCCGACCTGACCAATGTTGATTTAATTCGCACGAGCCTAGAGATAAGAATACCCGAATCCACGCCTGATGGTTACGCTTGGGGTGTTGTTTTGTTTGCAGATGGCCAACCCATGGCAATCGTGGTTTGCCGCGCCGGGATCTCACGTAGCTTAGAAGAATTAACAGTTAATGTATCCAAAATCACCGGTACTCATACAGTGGGTATTGGTTTTCGTCTCGTACAAATCTAATGCCAAGAATCGAATTACCTTCAATTGTTATCAATAGCATTTCGGCCGTAGTCGATGCGCCTGTGTTATTGCTAGCAAATCGAAATCCAGAGCCTAACGAGTCCAACGTTAGTATTAATAATCAAATTGAACTTGAAATCATTAATACTGGCACGAGCAGTATTAATACATCAACAACTCAAGTTTGGATTGGCGGCACTTTAGCTTTTAATAGCAATATACAATCCGGATACAATGGCCCTGATTCGGCTGTAACCCAAACAACTGACTCACTAAAAATAATTCTAGATCCAGTTGCACCTTTTGCTAGCCAGGCAATTATTAGCATTCGTGTGGTAACTCAAACCAGCGACGGCTTAAATAATTTAGATGAAACCTATACATTTAACATTGAAGACAGAACCGCACCTCATTTATTAGCCGCAATTGCCACCAGCCAAGATGAACTAAAAATAGAATTCGATGAAGCAATTGGAGTTGTGGATTTAAACGGTTTAACATTTACATCATTAGATTTGCCAGCTGTCCCTATATATGCCGCTAGTGCAAAAATAAATAGCGAACTCGTCACAATAAAAACCAATACAATTATGACGCCTGATGTGCGTTATGAATTAATCGCTAGCAATATAAAAGATGTATACGGCAATATTATTTTGCCTCCTTATGACACAGCCATTTTCAAAGGTTTTCGTCCTCAATCACCGATAAATAGAAAATTCGATTTATGGTCCATGCTACCCAAGATGAATAGGCGCATGGATGAGACTGGCGATCTAAAGAAATTCATCTCCTGCTTACAAGAAATAACCGATTTGATTTTAGCAGAAGTCGATCGCTTTTCAGATATTTTCGATTTAGAGCGAGCAGGCGAAATATATATAGATTTGATTTTAGCTGACCTTGGCAATCCATTTGATTTTGATTTGACTGAGTTAGAAAAACGCTGTCTCGCAGATATGCTTGTTGAATTGTATCGCCAGAAAGGTACGTCAATCGGGATTAAAAACGCAATTCGCTTTTTCATGGGCCTTGAAGTCGAGATAGTTTCTTATACAGGCGAGACAATGGTACTGGGAGAATCCGAACTTGGAGTGGATTGGATACTCGGGCCTTCAAACAGTTTTGCTTTGTATTCATTTAATATTTCGGTCGATCAGGTGTTAACCGACAAGCAAAGAGAACAAATAAGAGAAATAGTCGAATTTCAAAAGCCTGCCCATACGCACTTCATTGATTTGATTGAGCCACAAGAAGATCCAGCAATCAATTATTGGATACTGGGCGTATCCGAGCTGAACGGCCAAACCTACCTTAATTAAGGAGTTACTAAACAATGGCAAACAGATGCAATTTTTATTTTCGCCAAGCGGTTACCGAAGCCGAATTAGACTTGGCGTTTGAACAATTAGAAGATGCAGTCAACCGAGTGGCTACTGATGTCGGGATGTACGGCATTATTTCAGGCGCACAAATGCAAGCGCAAAGCCCAGCTACTATGAATGTAGAATTGACATCACCAGCTAGAGCTTATGACAATTTAGGACAGCGCATTTATTTTGGCTCTGATCAGGTGGTCGATTGCACAGTTGATTATAATGCTATCCCAACTCAAGTTCAAAACGCAGGCAACGAACGCTGGCTTGGAGTGTTTATTAAATTCGCAAGACAACTTTCGGATTTGCGCGTGGATGGCAACTCGCAGCAAGTTTATTTTCGCCATGACGAGTCTTTTGAAATTGTTGTGAGACAAGGGGCCGAGGCCGCTATAGGCGCGGCACAGAGAGTCGAGCTTGTAGATGATGAGTTACTACTTGGTGATATTAAGTTGGTTTATGGACAAAGCGCTATCGCAAGCGGCGACATTGACCTAACCAGAAAACAGGATTTTGTTTTTATCGGTGGCACTGCAATATCCGTCAACTCAACTGGGTGGGTTGTATTAAATCCTGATAATAATCAGATTCAATCCACACTGGATGTCATCGACCAGGTATTTAGCGACCATTTTAATGGTAGTAGTAATCGACATGACGCAAATCAAATCGACTACACCCCGCATGGATTTATCGATAGTAACAATGTCGGCGATGCCCTAGATGAACTCGTGGATGATTTGGCGGCTACCTCGCCGCAAGCAGGAGCTACAAGGATTGGAGCAGAAGGGATCGCAGGCACACCTTATAATGTTGGGCCGGGCAATGTCGCATCACAAGCGAGTCAATTGCTTAGCAATTTAAATGATCATACTTCATCCGGTGACCATGACAATCGTTACTACAACACGGGCGAAACTGTACTCAACGCAGACACTGTTGATTTTCGCCATGCAAACGAATTTGCAGAATCAGGCCATGATCACGACTCAAGATATTATAGATTAGTTTTTGCTGACACGGTGATAGTCGACTCGGGCCAATTCCGTCCGCTAGTAGTGCTACCTGGTAGATACGGCATTGTACAAATTTGTTATGAAAATCTAGACCAAGATGACAAAGCAGTGCCGCCTTTTTATCATCATGGCCAGCTGAGTGATTCGATTCGCGTTTTTGCTTTGGCATCTGGTAATCAATTTGAGTTTAGAGTTGAAAATAACAGCGGCGAAAAGCTGCAAATAACAGTGCTGATAATGCAAACCTAAATTCCACTTTTATCAATTCCATTATCATTTTACAGAAAGGACAATTCATGGATACCTCGACTATATCTAGCTTAGCTGAGCTAATGTCAGCCAGTGGGCCCTACGGCCTTCTTGCTTTAATCTCAATTTTTTTCTGGCGCAAAGACAAAGAAATAAAAGAAATGCATGAACGTTTGCTTGAAACTTCGGAGCGTCAAACCATCGCGATGATCAAGGTTGAAGCAGCTTTGCAAGCCTTGCGCACTGCCATCGAATTAATTAGAAACAGAGAATAGAATGGCAAACATGGCAAACGTGGTCCAGCGCTGCCGCTGTTCCCAATGCGGAGCTTGCTGCGCATTCTTCGAAATTATCCAACTATCCAGAAAAGAAGCAAAACGATTTAAACCAAATATTAAATGGTACAAAAATTATTACATCTTAAATCGCACACCAAGAATCTGGGCGCCTTTGCCACTTTGTAAATACATCAGAAAATCTGGAGATAAATTTTACTGCGATATTCAAGGTGAGAAACCAAAAACTTGTTTGGAGTTTAGCTGCGATGATCTGAGTGAATTAAGCAGAGACGAACGAAAATGTTTTGAGCAGTTTAGAGATGCTTGGTGTGGATTTTGGGGGAGTGAGTAGGTGGATAATCGACTTTTATTAATTAATTTATAATTGATATTTTTCCTTTAATAGTTTCCAGCCAGGGATCATATCCAGAAAGACCAACCAAATGACACAAACTTCAGATTTTGCCTACCAAAAATCTCACCCGAGTATTAAAATCACTTCTAAAAAAACTCAAAAAAGCAAAGCTAGTGGACCATGGCTCACAGCACATCAGGTTGCCGAGTATCTTGGTATTTCTTCTCATGGGGCAGTTAGAGAACTAGAGCGACGAGGTGTATTACCAGGGCATAGGCTTGGAGGCAGCTTGCGTTTCAGTCTCCTCAAAATTGATGAAATGTTAATTCAATCGCGTCGTGCAACTGTAGATGAATTTCTGCGAGGTACAGCAAGTATTTCGGTTTTAAATGCTAGCAACCCTCTGGGACCATTGATGACACCAGAAGAGGCTGCAGAATATCTTGGTCTGCCAAGCTCTGAAGCTGTCAATATGCGAGCCTATCGGGGGCAATTACCTGTGTATAAAATTGGTGAGAGGATTAATAGGTTCAGAGCAGAAGAGTTAGACGCAGCACTGTTTGGAAACGACTTGACTTCCAATGCTATCCAACCCAACCTAGATAGTGACGTCCGACTGCAAGAACGGGAAGGAGGTAATTAGAATGGGCGTCGGAAATAATAAAAATGTCGGAGTTAAGAAATGTAAAAACGGCGATGGATGGATGTTTGATATACGTTTAAAGAATCCAGATGGTACGTCTATAAGACGACGAAAAAGCGGTTTTAGGACTGAAGCTCAGGCTGCTGCAGCTGCAGGAAAACTAAAAGCTGAAGCTTTAGAGGGACGATACTTCGATCGAGAAGGTTCTTCTTTTCTGACCGTATCTGAAGCGTGGGAGAATTTTAGGTTAATTGCAGAAGAAAAACATCGTTCGATACAGACTACGTTAGGACGCGCAAATCACTTATTACGGCATCTTGGTAAAAAAAACGCGGCTAGTCTGACAAAAAAAGATGTGGTTGAGTATAGAAAAAAGCGCAGAAAAGAAAAAACAGTCCGAAAAAAAAAACCATCAGATACAACATTGAATCGTGAAATAGAGTTGCTGCGTCGCATTTTAAATTACTCTGTAGAATGCAAGGACTTACAATCCAATCCTCTCTCAAAGGTTGAAATGCTTGAAGAGAACAACGTTAGAGACGTAGATATTCCTGAGGTTGATATTAATAAACTCGTAGAAGCTGCTGAGCAACCTTTACAAACTTTGCTTCTGATTGCTCATGATAGCGGTATGCGAAAAAAAAGCATTCTAGGTTTACGAAGATCACGAATAGATTTTGACCGTGAACGAGCTATTATCAAACTATCCAAAAATGAAACTAAAACAAACAAAGCACAGACGGTTGTTCTGACTCGAAGGGCTACTTTAGCTGTAAAAGAGCTGCTTGAGTTTCATGGGAGCGAGTGGATTTTTTTTAATTCAAACACAGGTAAACCGTATGTTGACCTCAGAAAAATGTACCGAAGAGCATTAAAAAAAGCAGAGCTTGAAGACAAGGGATATTGGATACACGACCAAAGGCGGGTTTTTTCAACCAAGGCTCGGCGCGCTGGGATTGACGAAAGCACGATTATGTCGCTTACGGGTCATAAAACTCGAAGTGCTTTTGAACGGTACAATATTGTTGCAACAGCGGATCAAGAAGCTGCAATAGCGAAATATGAAGCAGCTATGCAAAGCAAGGTTGTTGAGATTGATACTGTAAAACAATCAATATCAGAGTTAAAGCAAGACAATTGTACCTTGCGTGAAAAAAATGAGCATCTTCGCAAAGAAAACGACCAGCTAAAACGAACACTGAAAATATTGCTAGAAAGAAATGAAGACATTAATGGGGCTGTTGCAAATGCATAA